GGATATAGTTATTTGCACCCTCATAACTTTCAAGTGCGGTAATTGCTTTGGATTCTATTGTAAGACTAATTCCCATTTAGTATTTAAAGGTACATAGGTTTATACACAAACATATTAAATATAACAGATAAGAATGTATTTATCAATATATGTCAGATAAGTTAGTCCCTATTACAAGATTAGGTAAATTCTTTGGTGGTGAAGATTATGCTTTAGATGTTGCCATGGGTTCAGAGTGGCTTGAGGGTGACATGAATTTTACGGTTATTCTCTACAGAATAGATAGATATAAAACTCTACAGGACGATGTATATGGGGAGGTACCCGAAGGAGGTATCCAATTTCTTGCTCCTGTAGAAATTAAAGGATTGGTTCAAATCTTGGCTCCTACCGCACAAAGGTTGGGAACAAGTAGAATTGAACAAAATGAACCAGGTAATATGAAGTTCTCTGTTTACCAATCTTATTTGGATGAACTACAGGTTGAGATTCAAATGGGGGATTACTTGGGTTATTATGAAACTGAAAGTAAAGTTAGATACTATTCAGTAGCCGATGACGGAAGGGTCGTTTCAGACAACCGTCATACTTATGGAGGTTATAAACCATTTTACAGGACTATTATTGCAACACCTGTAAGTCAAAACGAATTCTTTGGTACGTAATGGCATTTCCAAAACAAATTAAACCAAACATTGATTTAGTTCCACCGAAAACTCTTTCGGCAAGGAGAGAACAATTATTGGAGTTTATTAACAAAGACGGAACTTACCTTCCTCAAAGTGTTTTACACGCTGATTTGGATTTGGGTATGTTGGAGTTTGTAAAGGGGGAATTAAAAACTACAGTATCAGGAAAAGATATTAATGTTGTTGACAAGATTATAACTAATCAAAGGTGGTCTCAATTCACAGAAACTTGGAATTTCAAAGACCCCGACTTTAACGTACAACTTCCTTTTATTACAGTGGTTCGTCAACCTGAAGTAAAATACGGAACTAATCCTTCAACCCAATATACTATTCCAAATAGAAAACAATTCTATTATGCAACGGTCCCTACTTGGAATGGAAACCAAAAAGGGTTTGATGTCTATACAATTCCACAACCTGTTCCTGTTGATTTGAATTTTCAAGTAAAAATTATGTGTAACAGAATGAGAGAGTTGAATACGTTTAACAAAAATGTTCTTCAAACTTTTTCGTCTCGTCAAGCATATACTTTTATCAAAGGTCAGTATGTGCCAATCATTATGAATAACATAAGTGATGAGTCTGTGACTGAAGTTGAAAAAAGACAATATTATATTCAAAGTTACGACTTCACTATGTTGGGATACTTGATTGATGAAGAAGAATTTCAAGTTAAGCCTGCGGTGGCTCGTGTCGTTCAGTTATTTGAGACAGATGTTAATGTTGCTAAGGGTAGAAGAGCCGAAATATATCCACCAAATCCTAATGAATTTGAATACCGTTTATTCTATACTTCAGGTAATACAACTTTAATTGATAACCAAGTTGATTACAGGATTAATTTAAGTTTAGTATCAACAAACAACATAGATAGTTGGGATGTAATAATTAATGGAGATTTTTATGGTAGCGATTTGGACACCATCCAATTGAATACTGGTGACATTTTACAAGTTGATATTACCAAAGAAAATGTGGGTGAAGAGGCGTTGATTTTGTATAACGCCAAGTTAGTTTAATCTTCTCCGTAAATGTCTTTTTTCAGTTGGCAATTGTCGTAGATGAGTTTTTCTACAAACTTGTGAATTTTTAAACCTTTGTCCTCACAATACTTTTTTAACACAGTATGTGCCTTTTCTGATATTTTTAGGTTCTTGATATTGTTATCGTTAGTTTTCATTGAGTATGAAAAAAGGCAGAAAAAAATCTGCCAGTTTATTAATACATATTTAAAAGTCAAGTTTTTTGTATTTGAAATGAATATTTATGTATAAAATAAAACCGCACAAGAAAAAATTAATCAATGGCAACAGCACAAGCTAATCAGAAAGTATTTGTATCTCCTGGTGTTTACACATCGGAAACCGATTTGTCTTTCGTGGCTCAAAGCGTAGGTGTAACTACTTTGGGTCTAGTTGGTGAAACATTAAAGGGTCCTGCATTTGAACCTATCTTTATAACCAACTTTGACGAATTTCAAACATTCTTCGGAGGTACCGTTCCTGAAAAATTCATTGGAACGCAAATCCCTAAATATGAAGCCGCATATATTGCAAAGGCATATCTACAACAATCTAACCAATTATTCGTAACAAGAGTTCTTGGTTTATCAGGTTATGATGCGGGTCCTTCTTGGTCTATTAGAGTGACCGCTAACGTAGACGGTACAACAATCGGAGTAGATACGGATGTTGCAGCATTAGACTTTACCGCAGTTGTTACTGGTAATACAGGTGTAAGTAATGTCTTGGACTTTACAACCCCACTACCTGACGTTATCGCTAACAACCTCAACATTCAATATTTGTTAAACAATGGTTCAACAAGTACCTATAACAAAGACATCTTTAGTTTTATTTTAGATGTATCAGGTAACACAAGTGTTACAGGTTCTACATTAAATGTTTACGGTTCAATTCCTGAAACGGAATACAACGATTTGTCAGCTCAATACACAACTTTGGATAACTTATTCAGTGTTGACAGTATGAATTTAGCATTTAATGATTTAACAGATTCTGTTAATGACCCTTGGTATTATGCAAATTTCACAAATTATTCTAATAATAGTTACTCAGGTTTTTCTTGGGATTATGCGGTTACCGATTTCACAACAGGTGGAACAGGAAATTTTGAAGCAACTTTATCAGGAACAGTTTATTACTACAGTGGAACTGCTTACACAGAATACAATAACTTAGTTGTTGCAACTCTTCGTTCAAGAGGTATTTCAGTATATGACGCAAACAATCACGGTCCTGTTTATCAAGTAACAGGATTGACTGATTTGGATATGATTTGTACAGGAGCATATTCAGGTGTTACAAATAGTCCATTCTCAACCTTCTTGTTGAGCGGTATCACTTACGAAAACAAAACATTCCAATTTGAAACTTCATTTGGAAGTGTTGATGCTAACTACATCACTAAAGTTCTCGGCATTACTAACTTCTCAAAATCAAGAACTGAGGTTCCTATTTATGTTGAAGAATCATATCCAGGTTTATTAAACTACGCTTACAACAAAGGTTATATTAAAGGATTAAATTGTGAGTTAATTGCATTACCTGAAGCGAGAGATAAAACTTCAACAACTTCAATCGCTTGGTTCTTGGACAAATACCAAACACCAAAGACTCCATTTGTTGTATCTGAATTAAGAGGTAACAAAGTTTATAACTTGTTTAGATTTGTTTCAATTTCAGATGGTAATTCTGCAAACACAGAAGTTAAAATCTCAATTGCAAACATTTCGTTCTCAAATCAAACTTTTGATGTTTTGGTTAGAGATTTCTTTGATACGGATGCAAATCCTGTTGTTTATGAAAAATACACAAACTGTACTATGGACCCGGGTTCTAACAGTTTTGTTGCTAAAAAGATTGGTTCTTCTAATGGTGAGTATCCATTAGTATCTGCGTTCATTATGATTGAACTTTCTGATGAAGCACCGATAGATGCATTACCTTGTGGTTTCCGTGGATTTGAAGAAAGAGTATATGACAGTGTATCAAACCCTTCACCATTCCCTGTAATCAAAAACAAATACTTCTTCCCAGGTGAAACAATCTTTGACCCCCCATTTGGAAGTACTTACGGTGGAACAAACATTGTATCTTCAAGTGGTGATGTCGTAAGAAGAACTTACCTTGGTATGTCTTCACAATTTGGTGTTGACTCTGACTTATTACAATATAAAGGTAGACAAAATCCTGTAGTAGGTTGGGATACCGCAACTGAATCAACTCCATGGAACTACCAAACTCAAGGTTTCCACATGGACTCAGGAGCAACTGTTGTTACAATCAGTAACTCACAAGTTACAAGTGGTACACCAGCGTTTGTTTGTGGTGTTGCAAGTTTTGATGGTGAACCAACAACTCAAGATAACCCATACTACT